ACCCGCCTCGCTCCCCTCACCTTGCTCCCCTTGGCCCACCATGCCTAGTCAGAAATCCACTTGTTGGGTTTTCACACTCAACTTTGAGGGGGACCCACCTACTTTAACTTTTGATGATCGTGTACAATACGCCTCCTGGCAGCATGAAAGAGTGGGTCACGATCATCTACAGGGATTTATTCAGTTTAAATCCCGGAATACCACTATGGGCCAATGTAAAGCCCAATTTAATGGGCTCAGCCCACATCTCGAGATCGCTCGAGATGTAAACAAAGCCCAGGAGTACACCATGAAAGAAGACACCAGGATAGCTGGTCCTTGGGAGTATGGAGTCATGATCAAGAAGGGGTCTCACAAGAGGAAGCTGATGGAGAAGTTTGAAGAAGACCCCGAGGAGATGAAGATTGCAGACCCCTCTCTTTACAGACGTTGTCTGACAAGGAAGATGTCTGAAGAACAACGTTCTTCTGCGGAGTGGAATTACGACCTACGTCCATGGCAAGAAGCAGTCATTCAAGAGCTTGAGTTGCCTCCCGACTACCGCAAGATCATCTGGGTTTATGGTCCAGGTGGTAATGAAGGCAAATCAACATTTGCCCGTCATTTGTCTCTTAAGGAAGGATGGGGTTATGTTCCTGGTGGAAGGACACAAGACATGATGCACATCATAACTGCTGATCCCAAAAACCATTGGGTTTTTGATGTTCCAAGAGTCAGTTCAGAGTATGTAAATTATGGTGTCATAGAACAGGTTAAGAATAGGGTAATGGTGAATACTAAGTATGAACCATGTGTAATGAGGGATGACAATCATCCTGTTCATGTTGTAGTATTTGCAAATTGTTTACCAGATGTAACAAAGTTGAGTGAAGATAGAATAAAAATCATCAAATGCTAAGGTTGCATTTGTTTTAGTTTACTCTGCGAAGCTATATGAAGTCCCACATCGTTTAGATGAGGAAAGAAGATTCGGGGAGCAAGCTATAAATAGCGAGGCGGACACCAGTATT